ACGTTTGATAGTGCCTTAAATAGTTTTAGAGGTAATGAAATGTTCAATAACTCAATAGTAAACGGAACTTTAGATTTATCTAACTGGGCTTGGCCTAATCAAGAATTTCCAAGTTTTAGCAATATTAATACTAGCTTAACATCACAAAACGGATCTAAAATAAAACTTTCTAATTGGGATGTTTCTGTAGTAAATAACTTTGCTCAGAAATTTGGTTCTTGTAACGTATATGAGTTAGAAGGTCTTAGTACTTGGAGTGCTTGTGCTGGTAATGCTAGTACTTTTAGAATGTTCAGCGGTGCTTATTTAATGAGAATTAAACCTAACGACAACTTCTCTAATGCATTTATGGCTAGTCTTACGCCTACTTATGTTAACGAAATGTTTAGGAATTTTAGTAGAGACTTACTAGATGCTGAACGAGGGCCATGTCCAAACTTAAATGGTCTTAATCTTTCAAATTTAACAGCGCCTACTGTCAACGGTCTAATAGACTTTATGAACAATAGCCATTTTACTAATACACCTGATTTTTCTAATGTTACTTTCTCTAGTACCAATACAGTTAATTTTAATAGAGCTTTTTATCAGTTTGACACTATAGGTACAGGTAGTGACTCTATTTTTAACTTTAATCCTATAGCTGTAAAACCAGCTAATTTTACAAGCACTTTCTATTGGGCACATGGGTTAAGTGAAGTCAATATAGGTAGTAATGTAAACATGTCTTCTACAGACAATTTTAATGACATGTTTCGTCTTATCAATTATAGTACAGCAGCAGCTACATTTACTAATGTTACATTTCCAACAAACGCAGACTTTAGTTCTTTAACAGGTATGAGTAGAACTTTTGAAGATAGCACTAGCCCAAATCAATTTATGTCTGTTTGTCAAATGGACAATTTCATAAGAAGATTAAAAGCTACTAATAACAATAGTAATTTAACTGTAAATTTTTATGCAAACAAAGTAACTGAAGCACCTTCTGTAGTTAGATCTGATGTTGATTATCTTGAAAATACGAAAGGTTGGAATATAACTTTAGCTACTCCAGATGCTACTTTACCATTTGCTTACCCAGCATACATGGTAGATCCATCTTCAACAACTTCTTTAACCCCTTCACTTTTACCGCCTGTAGCAGATCGTAATTTTACTTCTACTAACTCTAGTATAACTGTAGATCAAACTACAGGAGTTTTATCATGGGCTTCAAACTTTGAAGGTTTTACAACTGTTAGATGTACTTATGCTAATGGTTGTTACAATGAAGTTAATGTAGGTGTTCAAGTACCAACAGTTCTTAGAAGACTAATACCGGCTGCTGGACAAACAGCTTCATTCAATCTTAGAGGAAGTCAATATATAGACTGGGGTGATGGAACAGCAGAAGCTAATAGTGGTAACGCTAGTCACGCTTACGCCGCTGCTGGAACAGGTTGGGGCACGTGGAGAACTATAAAAATATTTGACAAAAGTGCAACTGAAAAATTTACTGGATTTAATGGAACTAGCTCTGCTAATTTTGATAGAATAGATATTATGCAATGGGGTAGTCAAGTTTTTGATGGTCTTTCTTTTAATTATTTTAATGCTTTAGGTTTAAGAGCTCCATCTAACAATCCAGTTAATACTACTTTGCTTACTAGTTTTTATCGAATGTTTAGGATAGAAAGTGGTTATAAAGCTAACGCTAGATTTGCAGATCCTAATAATAATTTAGGAAGTTGGAAAACAAGTACGGCAACTGGAGGAGGCGCTATCACATCAGTTGAAGAAATGTTTAGTGGTGTTTCTATGTTAGGTTGTTCTTTATTAGATGATCACAGCGATCTTACTTGGTCTTTTCCAGCTGGCACGACAGCAACCGCTGGTACTTATACTGGCACTATATATGGTAGAAGGCAAAGTGGAACTTATGTTGACTATAGTATAAGATGGCTTGTAAAGGTTGAAGGATCTGGAACAGTTACCTTAGATAATAACAATTTCAAAGCTATACCCAACTATATGTATATGGGTCGTGAATTATCTGTTGGTGATGTTATACGAATAGAAGCTAATGCTTTTGGTAGTTTAAATAATGCCATTACGCTAACATTAACTAGTGATAATATATTAAATGTTAATCAAAATCCAGGCAATTTAAATAATTGGGACACAAGTCAAATAACTAATTTTCATGAAATGTTTAGTCGCTCGAGCCAGCTAGGTGGTAATAGAAGACTTAACATGAATTTTAGTAATTGGAATTTAAGTAATGCTGAAGATATTAGTTTTTTCGTTGGTACTGATGGAAACAATGCTGGTCTTATAACTGGTGTTAACGATATATCTCCTAAATTAGTTTCAGCAGCTGATTCTCCTACTGGATCTTCTTATGTAGCTTGGGACACTAGTAATCTTACTAATATTTCAAAGTTTAATTATCTTGGTAGTAATCCACTAGGTGTATTAAAATATTGGAGATTTAATACTACTAATAACGTTAGTTTGTCTGGATTATTTTTTAAAATTAATTTACAGCCTTATGCATCTGATGAGCCTTGTAAAACTCAAGTTATATTAGCAGGTGACTCTAATAATCCTTATGGAGTAAACTATACAGCTTGGAATATGGAAAAAGTTTCTAGCGTATCTAATTTTGCTAGAAGAGATGGAGTTAATAATCAATCTATCACAGCGCTTACGCCGGCATTAAGTTCTTGGCAAATAACAGACGTATTAACAAGTTTTAATACTATGTCTTATGCGTATGATGGCAATTACACTTTTAGTCCTACTGTAGGTCATTGGGATATTTCAGGACTTACAGGATCTAACACATGGCAATATCATAGAGCTGGAACATTTAAATTTTCAACAAGCGCGTATGATAATTTATTAGATATAACTAATGGTTGGGGTGCACATGCTTCTACAGTTAATTCAGGAGTTAACTTAGGTATGGGTACTAGTCAATATACTCCGGGAAATGTATATGAAGGCGGTCAAGGGCTTAATACTTATCAAAATAACAAGATATATAATGGTGGAGTAGATTTACGTATATATACTAGTGTAGGTGACGTTGTTGAAAGAGATCCTGATCCTAATGGAGTTTATGATACTTACGCTATAATAACTGGATATGATGCTGGCGGTGTAAGAGCCACAACTCAAGGTAATATTGGACCTGCTAACTATAAGGTAATGGATTCAGACGCTGCTAAAGGTAGAGTTGCATTAATAAATGCTGGCTGGGATATAACTGATGGAGGTGCTTACATACCATTTAACTCTGTTGAAATGACAATAAATGTTTCTGCAGGAGACACTTTTTCAATAACACCTCAAAACAGTCCGAATAACTTTAAAGTAGACTGGGGTGATGGTAATGGTTTTGTAGGTGATCCAAATAATGGTGGTGCTAATTATACAGGTTCTGGTTTTACAGCTACTAGCCCAGCTTATACTAGTGGTGGAAATAAAACAGTTAAAATATGCGAAGACTCTTCTCAATATATACACTCATTAAGTCAAAACTATAATGGTCCTTCTGCTGGTGATAGATCAAAAATAATAAATATGGTTCATTGGGGTAGTAATCCTTGGAAAACTCTTTATAGAACTTTCTTTGATTGCGATAACTTAGTAATGAACACTACTACTACGCCTAATCTAGCTAACGGGCCTTCATTATCTGGCATGTTTTATAGAAGTGCAGGAGATTTTACTAATTCTAATATAGGTAATTGGAATATGAGTTCTATCACCACTGTTGACGGTATGTTTCAAGAAACTACTAGCTTTAATGTTGATATAAGTGGTTGGGATGTTGGCAATGTGACTAATTTTACTGGATTTATGCGCAACAACTCAGTGTTTAATCAAGATATAAGTAATTGGGATACTAGTAAGGTAACTAATTTCTATCTTGCGTTTCAGGGTTGTTCTAGCTTAAATGCAGATTTAAATACTAAAGATACTGGATCTAGATTAGCTTGGGATGTTAGTAATGTAACTAGTTTTCATGGTATGTTAAGTGGTACTACATCTATGACGTATGATATTGATAAGTGGCAAATAACAACAGATCCTAGTAAAAATGTTACTATGGCTAATATGTTCACAGGTCAAGTAAACTGGATGACTATGGAACCTAAAACTGTAACTGTAGGAAGCGGCGCTTATCAAAAAACTTACTTAGCTTGGGACACTCAAAGAGTTAATAATATGGCAGAAATGTTCCATGCTAACAACGTTTTCAATAAAGATATTGGAAAATGGGACACTAGTAACGTAACTAATATGTATAGAACTTTTAGATACGCAACTTCATTTAACAACGGTGGACAACCAATAAATACAAGATCTGTAACAGTCGGTACAGGAGCTACTGCTAGAACTTATACCGCGTGGGATGTAAGTAACGTAACTAATTTTGAAAGAGGTCCTTTTGAAAATAATCAAGCGTTTAATCAAGATGTAAGTAATTGGGATGTTAGCAATGCTGCTAATGCTCTTGTGAGAGGTTTTGAAAACGCTCAAGTATTTAATCATTATTTACCTTGGAACTTAAACACATCTGCTAATCCACCTAGTACATATTATTTATACAATATGTTTAATGGTTCTGGTATGAGTACAAATAATTATACTGATACAATAGTTTATTGGGCTAATTTTGTTAAAAATCAAACACCTGATGCGCCATTAAATGTAAATATGAATGCGCAAGGTGGAATGACTTTTGATTCAAATAGATCTGGCGGTAGTAATTTTGCCAACGCTTTTGCGGCTAGAGAATTTTTAACTAATACAGTTGCTAATGGTGGTGCTGGCTGGACTATAACGAGCGATACTATTTTACCATTACTTGTATCAAGCACAAACTCTTTATCATTTAATGGATCTACAGAACATGTTGCAACTACATTTACCGCAACTGGTCTTACAGCTATGACTATTAGCGCTTATGTTTACTTAGATGAAGAGTGGGAATCAAGAGGTGCTATAACTGGTAGTAATTGGGCTCCTAATGACATGTTTGGTTTTCATATAAACTCTGACAGGAAACTAGACGTTTTCATAAGAAATGGTGGTGCTAACCCTCAATATCTAACAGCTAATACTGCTATGAGTTTAGGTCAGTGGCATCATGTTGCTATAACTGTGTCTAACAATGGAACTAATAATGATATTACTTTTTACTTAAATGGTAGTGTAGATAATACAACTGGATCAACTCAAGCGTATGGTCAAGGTCAAAACTTCTCATCTACAACAGCCACTCCTTATAATATTGGTAATATCAATCAAGTTGGTAGTCAAACTAATTTTTCTCACTTTAAAGGTAGAATGGATGAAGTAATGATTTGGGACAATGTAATATCATCGAGTAATATAACAACCCTTGCTAATGCTGTAGGATCAGGAAATGTACCAGATCCAAATGCCTTGGCGAGCGGTGTTCAGCTATGGAACCGTATGGGAGATTAAAAAAATAATAAATGGGAGCAGAATATATAAATCCACAATGGCGTCTACCTAATTATAAGACAGGAAACAATCAAGATTATAGTATGAGCTTTGATGGTACTCAAGCTATTGAAATACCTGCAGGAGCAACAGCTACAGATTTGACAGGTTCTAACACCATAGCTGCATGGGTTAAGAGAGATGAAACAGAATCAAATCATAATATAGTAAATAAAAGAGGTAATACTGGAACTCAATATGCTTTCTTTATTGAAACCACTGATAAATTAGGATTTGATGATGGAGGTGACCCTAAAGCTTACAGTAATAGTACTATACCTGCTAATGTTTGGACTCACGTAGCTGTAGTTATAGAAGCTCCTGGTTGTACTTTTTATATTAACGGTGTGGCAGACGGTGGAGTATCCAGTGGTATATCAGTTGGACCTAATGCTTCAGTTATAACTTATATAGGTAAAAAATATACTGGTGCGTTTACATTAAATGGTAAACTTTCACAAGTTTGCTTTTTTGACTACGCTCTTCCAGCAACAGGAACAAACTCTATAGCTACTCTTTATAATGGTGGTAATCCTTTTAATCCAATGGCTTTGCCTAGTCCACCTATAGGTTACTACCCACTTGGTAATTCAGCCCATATGGGTTCTAACTATGTAACTACAAATGGTGCTCTTCAAGATTATGTTTTTGATTTTACTAGTGATTTAATAGATTCTGATTTTACATTAACAACAGGTCAAACGCAATTTAGCGCAAGTATTTGGGCAAAATTTACTGGCTCTCTTGGAAATAATGAATCTTTAATAGCAAATGAATCAGGTTATGCGGCAGATGGATTTTCTATATTTAAAGACACTAATGATAAAATAGTATTTAAATGTGAAGGTCAAACTGCAGTAGGAACAACTACAGTAGCTTTAAATAAATGGTATTTAGCTACTGTAACTTACAACGCTGGTGCTATGATTTTATACGTTAATGGACAACAAGAAGCAACACAGACTACTTCAACAAGTATAACAGAACCAAGCACTCCTCAAACAAGATTAGGAAAATATATTACTGCTAATGCAATACCATTTACAGGAGAACTTTCAAATGCTCAAATATGGAACTCTAAACTAGAAGCATCAGAAGCGCAAACTCTTTATAACTACGGCTCGCCAATACAAACTTTAGCTTCTATACCTCAAAGTTCTAATCTAAAAGCTTGGTATAAACTCGATGCGACTGAGATTTATGATAATTCAACTACGGAGTGGAAAATAGAAAATAATGCTAATCCTTCAGTATATACAAATTATCTTCGTTGGCCTACTGTTAAAATTTGGTTAAACCCAAGAACTGGGTCTCCACCTTATCCAACTGGCGGTGTTTCTTTGCCAGATAGTTTTACTATTAGCTTATGGGTTAATTTAAATACTAATCAATCTGCCGGTTTTTTTGAAGGAGAAAGTAGAGATGATGGTGGCTGGAATATATTTAGATATAATAGTATATCTAATGGATGTTATACACTTCAAAATGGAGGTAACATAACATCAAATATAATTGATGGTAAATGGCATCACGTTTTATTTAGTTATGATCACACTACTACAACGCTAACAGCTTATACTGATAACATACAAACTTATAGTTCTTCTTCTATAGACTATAATACTGGAAATAATATAGCTCGTATAGGTAGTGGAAGAGACGGCCAAGGATCTGCTTCTAATTTCACTGGAAACTTATCTAATATATCAATATGGAATAATGTTGTAACAAATTCTCAACGTGATGAAATATACAATAGTGGAACTCCAAAAGACTTAACAAATAATTCTAATTATTCAAATTTGTTAAATTGGTGGCCGTTAAACAACAAAACTACAGGTACTCAAGATCAAAAAGGTTCTAATAATTTTTATTCTTCTACTCCACTTATAGAAGAATATGGTTTTATAAATACATTAACTGCTGATAGCTCAGGTATGTCTCAATCAAACCTTGTTACAAGTGACTTATTAACAACCTCTAGTTACAGTCCGTATGCTATGAGTTTTGATGGAAATGATTATATAAACTTAGGTAGACCATCTGTTTTAGATTTTACCCCAAGTGTAGATGCTTTTTCTATTTCTGCTTGGATAAATATTGATGAAGAAAGTACAGGTTGTATTTACAGTTTTGGAGCTGGACCAACTACATCAAATACTGCTACTCAAATAAAAATTGGAGTTGCTGGAAACCCAAATGCTGGAAAAATACAAGCGGTGATAGGTGGTAGTGAAACTTACAGTACAAATACTGTTACTGACTCAACGTGGAAAAATGTTATAGTAACTGTAAAGGGCAGTACAGGCGCAGTAGTAAATATATATTTAAATGGATCAAATAATACTGCCGCGCAAGGAAGTGTTGCTAATGTTACTGCAAATAGTAATGGGTTGATTGGTGCTAGAACTAGTAGTAATCCTGGATTCTTTTTTAATGGAAAAATTTCTAATCTATCTATTTGGAATTACGAACTAAACGCTTCGCAAGTTAGAGAAATTTATAATGAAGGTCGACCTAGCGATTTAAATAGTTTTTCTGGTACAGCTCCTGTAGCTTGGTGGCAGTTAGGTAGTAATAGTTCATGGACATCTCCATCTTGGACAGTTTTAGATGAAATAGGAACTAATAATGGAACTAGTACTAGTATGTTAGAAAATGCTATAGTAGATGGTGTAGGAACAAATGGTAATGGAGTTTCTACAAGTATGGGATCAGCAAATAATATATCAGGAGATTCTCCAAATGGTGAAGCAAATTCTTTAAGTGTAAATATGACGCTAGCTAATTTAGCTGCTGGTGTAGTTTAAAAATAAAAAAATGAATAATACAATATATGCAATTATAAACTTGTCTGATACTAATGCTATTATATTTAGCCAAGTAGCAGAGGATTCAACTCAAACAATGAGAAGAAATATAGCAAATACTCAAGGTGTTATATCTTATTTAGTTGAACCAAGTTTTATAACTAATGGAGCTTTAACTCCAGTTAGTACATTAAACCAAACAGAGTTTTTAGCTTTAATGCAAACTCCTGAATGGAAACCAGCAGATCCTACTGAGTAATGATAAGAATAATAGCTACCGAGCAAGACACATGGTTTATAACTTATAATGATGATAAGTCTATTATACATTATGGAGAAGGTCCAACTGGAACAAGTATAGAAAGTGGACAGCCTAATAACGATCCTTTATACTATGATAAAGATGATTGGTTAATTAGACTAGCTGAGCTTGGTATAGACCCAGAAGAACTTGCTAAATTATAAAATATGATTAAAAGTATAGCTTTTCCAAACCCTCCCTTATACTACATTATTTGGGATAATGATACTGAAACAACTGTTCAAGGATATGGTTTTGTAGAGACCCAACAAAGATTAGATACAATACATCATTTTACAAGTTATATAGATGAGACTGTGTGGAAAAGTGTTTTATTACAGCATGGTATTGATCCAGATCCAGAAGAAGAAGAATAATAAATGTAAAAAAGTATTATGAGTGGTAATATTCCTATAGATAACCCTGCTATCAGAACTTATTGGATAGCTTATGAAAACTCAATGAAAGAAGTAGTTGAAGGTTATGGATTTGTAGATCCTCATCAAAAGCTTTTGTCTAAATGGTTTATTGATGAAACTATAGATGAAGATGAGTGGATAAATGAGTTGAAGAAACATGGTATAACACCTGATCCAATACCAGAACCACCAGAATAAAATAAATATAATTAAATTAAATTAAATGAAAATTAAAGAAGAAGAATTAAAAACTATTCAAGAGCAACAAGAGCAGTTAAATGGATTAGTTCATAACATCGGCTTATTAGAAAGTCAAAAGCATGGCTTATTACATGATATAGCTAAAGTTAACAAAGACATAGAAGACTATAAAGAAAAGCTAGAAAAAGAATATGGTCCAGTAGAGATTAACTTAGAAGACGGTACTTACACTAAGATAGAAAAAGATGTCGAAGGTAATAAGGAAAATTAGTATAGGTTCTGATTATAAGAACGATGCAATGCATTATTCAACTGGTCAGGAAGTGTACGGTGGACATACCATTAGTGATATTCTTTTTGAAGACAAAGATCAGTCATATAATATTTATATAACTAAAAATAATGAAGTACTGCCTTGGAAAAAGTTTAATGCTAATATGGCTATATCAGTCGAGTATGATCTTAAGTACTAATGAAAAGTTTATATAGTTTTATTGTTAAGCCTTTAAACGAAAGATATGATAATACAAAGAAGGTCCATGGTAAAACCCTCATTGTTAACACTAGTATTGAAGATCATAAGTTTGTTAGTAAAAAAGCTTTGGTCGTTGCTACGCCAGCTGCTTATAGTTCAAAGGTAAAAGTAGGAGACGAAGTTTATGTACATCATAATATATTTAGAAGATGGTACAATATGAAAAATATAGAAAAAAATTCATCAACTTATTTTAAAGATGATTTATACTTTGTATCAGCCGAACAAATATATATGTATAATTTAAAACCACATTTAGATTATTGCTTTGTAAAACCACTTAAAAACCAAAATTTATTAGAGAACAGGAAAGAACAACCTAACGTTGGAATATTAAAATATTCTAATAGTTCGTTAGAAGCTCTTAAAATAACACCTGGGACACTCGTAACGTTTACTCCAGACTCTGAATTTGAGTTTATTATTAATAGTGAACGACTTTATTGTATGAAATCAAATGATATAGCTTTAATCCATGAATACAAAGGAAACGAAAAAGAATATAATCCAAGCTGGGCAATTAGCAGTTAAAGAATTAATTAAAGTAGCTAAAGAACCTATTGTAGACACTGGTGAAGATGTTACAGCAGATAGATTAAAAAATGCTGCAGCTACTAAAAAGCTAGCCATATTTGATGCTTTTGAAATACTACAACGTATTGAAGAAGAAGAAAATTTACTACAAGGCAAACCTAAAGAAGAGAAGAAAGAAAGAGTATTTAAATTTGCAGAAGGGAGAAGTAAGTGAGTTATAAACAAACGCTTTGGAAAGAAATTAAAGACGTTGTTAACCCTAAAATATTAGCTAAAAATAACAGATTTAAAAAATGGGAATATGGTTATAATCCTGATTATGATTTTATAGTAATAAGTAAAACAGGTAAAATTGGACAAATCATTGAAATACAAAATCTCAGGATTGCTTTACCAGCAGCAGATGAACCGTTTAAACGAAGCGAAAAAAAAGCTGAACAATACTGGGAAAAACAAGAGTACCCAAAAGAATTAAGTAGAATAAAAACAAGATTTGACTGGGAAGAATATCCAGTTGACTTTAAAGAAAAATGGTACGATTATATTGACAATGAATTTAATAGACGAGAAAAAGGATTTTGGTTTTATAATGATGGTGTTGCTACTTACATTACTGGCACTCATTACATGTACTTGCAATGGTCAAAAATCGACATTGGAGCTCCAGATTATAGAGAATCAAATAGACTCTTCTTTATATTTTGGGAAGCGTGTAAAGCAGATGCCAGATGTTACGGCATATGCTACCTCAAAAACAGACGATCTGGATTCTCTTTTATGTCAAGCGCAGAACTTGTTAACCAAGCTACAATATCTTCCGATGCTAGATTCGGTATATTGTCCAAGTCTGGTGCAGATGCCAAAAAAATGTTTACGGATAAAGTTGTCCCCATATCGGTTAACTACCCGTTCTTTTTTAAACCCATTCAAGATGGTATGGACAGGCCAAAAACTGAGTTGGCTTATAGAGTTCCAGCATCTAAACTTACTAGAAGAAAGCTTGAGTCGAATGAACAACTTAGAGAACTAGACGGACTTGATACAACTATTGATTGGAAAAACACAGGTGATAACTCTTATGATGGTGAAAAGCTAAAACTATTAGCTCATGATGAAAGTGGTAAATGGGAAAGACCTGATAATATATTAAACAACTGGAGAGTTACAAAAACTACATTACGTTTAGGATCGAGAATCGTAGGTAAATGTATGATGGGCTCAACATCAAACTCTTTAGACAAAGGTGGAGACAACTTTAAAAAACTTTACTACAATAGCGACGTTACTAAAAGAAATAGAAACGGACAAACAGCTTCTGGGCTCTATAGCTTGTTCATTCCTATGGAATGGAACTACGAAGGATTCATCAATACTTATGGATTACCTGTATTCACTGGAAGCGAAACTAGAGTCAAAGGAATTGATGGTTACGAAATTACAACAGGAGTTATTAACCACTGGGAAAACGAAGTTGAAGGTTTAAAACAAGATCAAGATAGTTTAAACGAATATTATAGGCAGTTTCCAAGAACTGAAGCTCACGCGTTTAGAGACGAAACTAAATCTAGTCTATTTAATCTTATAAAAATATACGAGCAAATAGATTTTAATGATGAAGTAAACAATAAAGCAAACGTTACAAGAGGTAAGTTTATTTGGGAAGCTGGAATTAAGGATTCTAGAGTTCAGTTTGTGCCGGATTTAAAAGGTAGATTTAACATTAGCTGGGTACCTTCAATAAACTTATGTAATAAAACAATAATAAAAAATGGAATTAAATATCCAGGTAACGAACATATTGGAGCTTTCGGCTGTGATTCTTACGACATTAGCGGTACTGTTGATGGTCGCGGCTCTAATGGAGCATTACACGGATTAACAAAGTTTTCTATGGAGGACGCTCCGCCTAATCATTTTTTTTTAGAATATATAGCTAGACCTGAAACTGCTGAAATGTTTTTTGAAGATGTTTTAATGGCTTTAGTTTTTTATGGAATGCCTTTGCTTGCTGAAAACAACAGACCTAGACTTTTGTACTATTTAAGAAGACGAGGTTATAGAGGTTATTCTATGAATAGGCCTGATAAAGTATGGAATAGACTATCTATTACAGAAAAAGAAATAGGTGGCATACCTAATTCAAGTGAAGATATTAAACAAGCACACGCTGCCGCTATTGAAGCTTATATTGAAAATTATGTTGGTATAACTAATAATGGGTTTGGCACAATGTACCATCAAAAAACATTGCAAGATTGGTCTAAATTTAATATTAATAATAGAACAAAATATGATGCTACTATTAGCTCAGGTTTAGCTATAATGGCTTGTAATAAAAACAATTATAGACCTAATTCAATTAAAAATAAACAACCTTTAAATTTAAATTTTTCAAAATATGATAATGAAGGTTATGTTTCAAAAATTAAAAATACATGATAGAAACTAGTTATGGAAGTTCATTTCCGGATCAGGTAGTACCTGATGCAGTTAAAGCGTCTTATGACTATGGTTTAAAAGTAGGACAAGCCATAGAGGGTGAATGGTTTTCTGGAACTAGAACAGGTGCTGGAGGATATAGGTTTGCTACTAATTATAATAACTTTCATCAATTAAGGTTGTACGCAAGAGGCGAACAGTCTGTTCAGAAATATAAAGATGAACTTTCTATAAATGGTGACTTAAGCTATTTAAATCTAGACTGGACGCCAGTTCCTATAATATCTAAATTTGTAGACATTGTTGTAAACGGAATGTCTCAAAGAAATTACGATATTAAAGCATATGCTCAAGATCCCTCTTCTACTGGTAAAAGATCTGCATATGTGCAAGGCTTAATGAAAGATATATATGCTAAAGAATACATAGCTAAAGCAAAGGCTCAGTTAGGTTTAGACGTTTCAACTGGTGGTGGCAAATCAAACATGCCTACAAACCCAGATGAGATTTCTGTTTATATGCAATTGAATTATAAGCAAGGTATTGAAATAGCTCAAGAAGAAGCTATTAACTATGTTTTAGATTACAACAAGTATGATTTAGTTAGAAGAAGATTAAATTATGACCTAACTGTATTAGGTATAGCTTGTTCTAAAACTAGTTTTAATTTACAAGAAGGAGTTAGTGTAGAGTATGTTGATCCAGCTAATTTAGTTTATTCGTACACAGAAGATCCTAATTTTGAAGACATATGGTATGTAGGTGAAGTAAAAGGATTAAGTATGGCTGAGCTTAAAAAGCAATTTCCTATGCTTACGCCAGATGAATTGAAAGAAATACAAAAGTACCCTGGCAACTCTAATTATAGAAACGATTGGAACGGTAGGTATTTTGATGATAAAATACAAGTAATGTATTTTGAATATAAAACCTATACTAATCAAGTATTTAAAATAAAAGAAACCGCAAATGGTTTAGAAAAAGCATTAGAAAAAACAGATGCTTTTAATCCACCAGAAAATGCAGAAGGTTTTAATAAAGCTTTTAGATCAATAGAAGTTTTATATAGTGGAGTAAAAATACTAGGACATCCGCAAATGCTTAGATGGCAAATGGCTGAAAATATGACTAGACCAGCTGCTGATACTACAAAAGTTAATATGAATTACAATATATGTGCTCCTAGAATGTATAAAGGACGTATAGATTCATTAGTTAATCGTATAACAGGTTTTGCTGATATGATTCAGTTAACACATCTCAAGTTGCAGCAAGTGTTATCTAGAGTAGTTCCTGACGGTGTTTATATGGATGTAGATGGTTTAGCTGAGGTAGATTTAGGTAATGGCACAACATATAATCCTCAGGAAGCTTTAAACATGTATTTTCAAACTGGTTCTATTGTAGGTAGATCATTTACTCAAGACGGAGATATTAACCCAGGTAAAGTTCCGATACAAGAATTACAAAGTGGTAATGGCGGAGCTAAGATACAAAGTCTTATACAAACTTATCAATATTACTTACAGCTTATCAGAGATGTGACCGGGTTAAATGAAGCTAGAGATGCTAGTAATCCTGATAAAAACTCATTAGTAGGTTTACAAAAAATAGCTGCTGCTAATTCAAATACTGCAACTAGACACATACTACAAGCTAGTTTATATTTAACACTTAAAAATTGTGAAAATATATCACTAAGAATAGGTGATGCTTTGATGTTTCCACTTACTAGATCAGCTTTGCAAACTAGTATAACGAAGTTTAACGTATCTACCTTATTTGAGCTTATGGATAAAAATATATATGACTTTGGTATATTTTTAGATCTTGAGCCAGATGATGAAGAAAAAGCTAAATTAGAAGAAAATATACAAGTAGCTTTAAAAACAGGTGGTATTGATTTAGAAGACGCTATTGATATTAGAGAAGTTAAAAATTTAACTTTAGCTAATCAATTATTAAAACAGCGTAGACAGCAAAAGCAAGCTACAGAGCAAGCTTTGAAGCTACAACAAATACAACAACAAGCGCAGTCGCAAGCAGAAGCTGCTGAAAAACAAGCGTTAGCTGAAACACAGAAACAACAAATACTAACAGAACAAAAAGTACAGTTTGAACAAGCTAAAGTACAGTTTGATGTAGAAAAATACAGACAAGAAGCTGAAGTCAAAATAATGATTATGAATCAACAGCATAAATTTGATTTAGAATTAAAAAAGATGGAAGTAGAAGGTGCTAAAGCTAAAGAAAAAGAAATTGAAGATCGTAAAGATGAAAGAGTACGTATTGAAGGTACTCAACAATCTCAACTAATAGACCAAAGACAAAACGACTTATTACCAACAAGCTTTGAAACAAATTCGTTTGAAAAAGAAGCATCTGCTCCTGACCAAGCAGAATCTATGGACATTGGAAATCCATTTGATCCTAGATAATTATTATTAATTATTATATTATATTATGTCAAAAGAAAAAGAAGAAGTAAAAGAGGCTCCTGATGGAACTCTAGAACAAGGTGACTTTAAAATGAAAAAGAAACCTAAAAAATTAGTTAAACAAGAGCCTACAACAAAAGTAGATTTAACTAAAAAAGAAGAAAAAACAGAACAACCTGAAGAAGTAGAAAAAGAAAAAGTAGTAGAAGAAATAAAAGAAGAAAAGGTTGAAGAAAAAGTAGAAACTAAGGAAGAGCCAGTTAAAGAAGAGGAAGAGTTTACTGTTATAAATGAAATAACAGAAGAAGAAACTCCTGTAGAAAAGCCGGTTGAAAAAACACCTGAGCCAGTAGCTGAAAAAGTTGATTTACCAGAAAACGTAGAAAAACTAGTTGAGTTTATGAAAGAAACAGGTGGCACAGTTGAAGACTATGTTAGATTAAATAGGGATTACACTAATGTAGAAGAAGATGTGTTACTTAGAGAATACTACAAACAGACTAAACCTCACTTAAACAGAGAAGAAATAGAATTTACTTTAGAAGATAAATTTTATTTTGATCCTGAAGAAACTGAGGAGCGTGAGCAAAAGAAAAAGAAACTTGCTTACAAAGAAGAAATTGCTAAAGCCAAAAACTTTTTGGAGGAAACGAAAAAGAAGTATTACGACGAGATCAAGTTGAGACCGGGCGTTACTCAAGAACAACAAAAAGCAATGGACTTTTTCAATAGGTATAACAAAGAACAAGAGGTAGCAAAGCAAAATCATGAAAGCTTTAAAACTGCTACTAAAGATTATTTCACTAAAGATTTCAAAGGTTTTGATTTTAAAGTTGGTGAAAAAAAATTTAGATATGGTGTTAAAGATGCTAATGAAGTTGCTGAGGCGCAATCTGATCTAACTACATTTATTAAGAAGTTCTTAAATGAAGATGGTACAGTAAAAGATCCAGGTGCATACCACAAAGCTATATACGGCGCTAGAAACATAGACACTATTGCTTCTCATTTTTATGAGCAAGGTAAGAGTGATGCTGTAAAAGACATTACTGCTAAATCAAAAAATATAAGTAAAGACGCTAGAACAGAAGTTCCAGGTGATGTTTATTTAAATGGTTTTAAAGTAAGAGCTATTTCTGGCGATACAAGTTCTAAGTTAAAAATAAATAAAATAAAAAAATAACTTAAACTAAAATTTAAAAAATGGGATTTTTAGATAATTCTGCAACTGGTGGTGCTTATCCTCCATCGATTACTCCCATGCCGAAACAACAAGCTGTGGTTGATAACTATATCAATTTTCACGATGCTAATTTTTCGACTTGGACACAACAATATCTACCTGAGCTTTACGAAGCTGAAGTAGAAAGATACGGGAACAGAACTTTATCTGCTTTCTTGAGAATGGTAGGCGCTGAAATGCCTATGACATCTGATCAAGTAATTTGGTCTGAGCAAAATAGATTACACATTGCTTATGAAGGTGTAACTAGAGCTAATGATGTTTTAACTGTAACTGGCAACAACGCTGTGAGATTAAACCAAACTATTGTTATAGCCGATGGCTTTACTACTGTAAAAGCTTTAGTTATAGCTGTTTCTGGTTTAACTATTACTGCTGTGCCTTATGAAGCTGCTACTTTAACTGCTGCTGGATTAGGTACTACAGGATTAAAACTATTCGTTTACGGTTCTGAATTTGCTAAAGGAACTAACCAAATGGTTGGATCTATTGAGCCACAAGTATCTACTTTTTCAAACAACCCTGTTATCATTAAAGATAAATTTGAAGTATCAGGTTCTGATGCTGCTCAAATTGGTTGGATTGAAGTAGCTACTGAAGATGGAACATCTGGTTATATGTGGTATTTAAAAGCTGAGTCTGAAACAAGACTACGTTTTGAAGACTACTTAGAGATGACTTGCGTTGAAGGTCAAAAAGCTGCTGCTGCTTCTGGTGTTGCAACTGCTGACTACGCTACTACTTTTCCTCTTACTCAATTTACATTAAATAATGCTGGTACTGAAGGAGTTGCTCCAATAGGTACTCAAGGTATGTTTGATGCTATTGAAGAAAGAGGTAATGTATGGCAAGATTTTGCTGGTGCTGCTGCTCCTGGAGCTGGTGCATTAGGAGATTTTGATGCTATCCTTAAGCAATTAGACAAGCAAGGTGCTATTGAAGAAAACATGTTGTTCTTAAACAGAGCTACTGCTTTAGATTTTGATGATATGATTGCTGCTATGGCTGGCGGAGGCTACGCTGGTACGCAAGCTGCTTCTTACGGTTTATTTGACAATGAAGCTGAAATGGCGCTTAACTTTGGTTTTTCAGGGTTTAGAAGAGGTTCTTATGACTTCTACAAAACTGACTGGAAATACTTAAACGATGCTACTACTAGAGGTTTAACACAAGATATTGACGGTGTTATGGTTCCTGCTGGTACTACTACTGTTTATGATCAAATGTTAGGATCTAACATCAGAAGACCTTTCTTACACGTAAGATATAGAGCTTCTCAAACTGATGACAGACGATATAAAAACTGGATTACAGGTTCTGTAGGCGGTGCTTATACTTCTGCTCTTGATGCTATGGAAGTACACTTTTTATCTGAAAGATGTTTAGTAACTCAAGCTGCGAATAACTTCGTATTGTTTAAGTCTACTAACTAATTATTAACATTTAAAAGATAGAAATTATGGGACATATAAAATTAGCAAAAGCTAGTGGATTTGATGTAGTATCTGCCGATGGTGTTGGTGCTGTTAAATTAACTAGTAATAAAGTAGTCATTGAATATATGGCTGGTAAAGAAGTGCGAATAACAGGTGCTTCTAATTTAGTTCAAGCTGATGTTGATGCTGTTGTTGCAGCTATAGATGTTATGGAAGGTTGTTCTGGAATTGCTCCATTAACGGAGTTAAGTTCTAAAGTAACTGGTACTACCGTTGAAGACATCGCTTAAAACAAACAATAATAAGATCCCGCTTCGGCGGGGTCTTTATTGATTATTATATTATATTATATTATGGAAAAAACAAAAAAAGCTCCTGCTCCCAAGCAAGAGGTTAAAAAAGATACTTGGGAATACAAAGATAGAACTTACTTTTTAAAAGGTTCAAAAGAACCGTTAACTTTTAAAATAGCTTCAAGACACACAACAAGACATCCTATGTTTTGGTTTGATGAAGAAAAAGGCTACAATAGAGAGTTAAGATATGCTACTAATCAAAAGTCTGTGTTTGTTGATGAACAAGAAGGACCTGTTACTTTAGATCATATTGTTTTTGAAGACGGTACACTATTTGTTCCAAAAGAAAAAGTTCAATTACAGAAATTACTATCAATATATCATCCAGCTAAAGACAAAGTTTATCAAGAACATGATAAAAAAGCTGTAGCTATGGATGAGTTAGATGTAATAGAGTATGAAATAAAAGCTTTAAACGCTGCTTCAACAATGGATATAGACCAAGCAGAAGCAATATTAAGAGTTGAAGTTGGCTCTAATGTGTCTAAGATGAGTTCTAAGGAGCTAAAGCGTGACATATTAGTTTTTGCTAAAAGAAATCCTAAGTTATTCTTAGATCTTGCTGAAGACGAAAATGTAATATTAAGAAATTTTGCTATTAGAGCAACTGAATCTAATATTATAAATTTATCTCAAGATCAAAGAACTTTTACTTGGGCCAGCAATGGTAGAAAATTAATGACAGTACCTTTTGAAGAGCACCCATACTCTGCTATGGCCGCTTGGTTAAAAACAGATGAAGGACTTGAAGTTTATAAATCTATCGAGAAAAAACTAAAATAACAAGTGATTATAATTAAGGGTGGTTTACGCCACCCTTTTTTTTAAAAATATTAAAATGGCAATAAACGTAAATGAAGTTTACAAAACCGTCTTATTAATACTTAACAAAGAACAAAGAGGTTATATAACACCAGATGAGTTTAATAAGACAGCAACACAGGTTCAGTTGGAAATATTTGAAAAATATTTTGAAGATCTAAACCAGCAATTACGTGTACGTCAAGATGAAACAGAATATGCTGATAGAGTAAAAAATATAGATGATAAAATATCTATATTTAAAACTCAAGGAGCATGCACTTGGGACGGTGCTAGAAGTCTTTTTACCACTCCCACAGATTTACACAGAATAGGTACGGTTATATACAAAGATTCTACAGAAGTTGAAAGAGTTCAAAGAAACGATTTATTGTATTTAAAACTTTCGCCTTTAACTAAACCTTCTATATCATTTCCTGTATATTCATACGAGGATAAAACTACACTAACTCCTGAACCTAAAATATATGTAGAGCCTAGTTCAATACAGTCTGATATATCTGTTACTTATATTAGAAAGCCTAGTAATGTAAGATTTGGGTATACTATTGGAGGTTTAGGACAATATTTATATGACGGTAATGTATATATACCGACAGGCTTACCTGTTGTTAATAACTATTTATTTCAAAGTTTGACAACTAACTTTGTAGCTACATCTAGTACACCAACTAGTGTAAGTTGGACTGGTTTAACAACTTCTTCTAATGGTATTACATACGAAGGAAGTGGCACTGGTTTGAAGTTTACTTTGACGATGAACTCTTCTGGAGTTATAACTAACATAAATGTTGATGAACCTGGAACAGGTTTTGCCGCTGGTGATACATTAACATTCGACTCAACTGTTTTTCAAGCAGGTGGCGGCGGTGGTGGTGGCACTAATGCTGTTATAACTTTAACAGCTGCTAGCTTGTATAGTGGTACTACGTATGGTTCTACTCAATTTGAAATAGATAACACTGATCAAACAGAAGCTATATTAAATGTATTAAAATATTCAGGTATAGTTATAAGAGATCCACAAATAATAAATTCAGCACAACAAATGGCTGCAGCTGAAGATCAAAATGAAAAAAGTTAATAAATGGGACTAATTACAGAAACTAATGAAGAGTATTACGCTGGTGAAAAAACATTTTTAGTACCTACTAACACTACTTCATTTGCTACAACTTTCAATACAGAGCTAACTCTAGATTCTTCAATAGGTGACAGTAACTTTTTACTTGAAATAAGCACAGATTCAGGTACTACTTATAATAAATATGTAACATTATATCCTGCTGGAGTTATATCTTTAAGTAACAATAATAGAACTGTAAACGTAAGCGTTGCTGTTACAGGATCTGCAACTACTATAGCTAGAATAACTTTAACTATAGGTGCTGTAGAAAACAATTATGGCGGTTATCAATATGTTAAATTAAATGACATTATAAATACTTTTATAGCTACATATGTTGGTACAGGTAAGTTAATACCAAGTGTTAAAAGAACTGATGTTATATTCCACGCTAAAAGAGGTTTACAAGAGTTTAGTTACGACACATTAAAAAGTATTAAGTCGCAAGAGGTTTCAATAACACCTAGCTTGTCAATGATAATACCGCAAGACTATGTAAATTATATAAGGTTGTCATGGACAGATGCTTATGGTATTAAACATATTATTTATCCTTCTGATAACTTAACTATAAAACCAACTGATGTGCCGTTGCAAACTGTAGATGGGGATTATATTCAAGATGAGTTTGGTTCAAATACTCAAGGAACTTCTGAAACTTCTAAAAACTGGGACAAGTTAAATCAAAGAAGATTAAGTGGAGGTTTTGATGCTTATCAATTTGGAGTTGAAAATTATTATGGCGATAGTTATATGTTTGGGCCTCAGCAATTAGGTATGAGATATGGAGCGCTACCTGAAACTACTCAAGTTAATGGCTATTTTACAATGGACCCAGCAAGAGGTACTATATCTTTCTCTAGTGATATGAACGGTAGAAAAGTTGTTTTAGAATATTTATCAGATGGTTTAGCTTATGACACTGATTCTAAGGTGC